GGGATTTTATAATCAGTTGGTTTCTGTGAACTGTCTGTATCAATGGCTTTTTGGCAACTCCAACAATACTTGCAATACTTGAATCCCTCATGGTTCTTCCAGATCATAGATGGTTTTTGACATCCATCACACATTTTAAGTTTACTTTTTATCATTTCTCAATCTTGGTAACTGGTTTTGAGGTCCATCTAAACTTAAAAAGTTTTTAGGTAACACTCCTTCAGCAATAAAGATAGTAATAATTTGAGACTTTTCAATACCTAAATCTTTAAAGTTTAATTTATTGATTAAAGCATCATCTGTCTCAGTTTCAGCAAGTAAAGCTTGAGTAATAGGACTCTTTGGAAACAAAGTTTCAAATATAAAGTTAGTATAACTTATAGTTGTTTGTTGTTTAAGTTTATTGATAACTACTTGAGCTTTCTTATAAACATTAATAACTCTTTGTTTCTTTTTACTACACATGGTAGTTAATTCATCTTGTGTAAGAGCACTTAGTCCATACAATGCTCTCTTATACAAATAGTTTTGATACTGATTGTATCTGTCTTGTTGATAGCTAGTCACAGTTTGTGACCGCATCTGATAATTTCTTATCTCTTCTTTTAACTTTTCCATAATATACAATAAAATAATAAATAAAAAATGAGAGAGATTTACACCCCTCTCACTATGTGTTTAGTCTTATAATGTAAAATCATTACTTGGCTTCATAGCAGAAGCAGTAACTTGTTGCGTATTATAAGCATTTCTTAATTCTTCAATATTATCATGTTGAATGGTAACATCAGCAGCATTAGCAGCACTGTTATATACAGTTTTACGGTAAATTGGTTGATCTTCAAATGTACATACAATACCAGTTTTACCTGCAATTTTTAAATCTCTATCAGGATTCTTTGTATTAAATGGAGTCAAAGACTCTTTAATAACAATTTTACCATCAAGCATTTGACCTGCATAATAACCCATTTCTTTTAAGATACCAATTGGTGCTTGTATTAAAGAACCTAATGTTTGTCTTCTTAAGAAACCATTATCATCAATAACAGTACGTACTTGTTGTAATCTAACATAACCCCATTCAGGATTGTTTGCAGATGGATAAATAACTGCACCAGTAGCAGCATCAGCCGCTATAAATACTTTAGAGTTCATAACTAAATAAATTAAATAAATAAATAAGTGAATTGTGAGCAGATTACTCTACTTTAGTTGCTCAAGCTATAAGTAAGGGATATCCTATAAGGATTTATATTTCAGTTTGATCTGAAAGATCTATAATATCATCAAATGGTTCATCATCTGATATAATATTGTCAACATTTTCATCATCAGCTAAATAGTCAAAGTCATAATACTTATCTTTTTTAGTCTTAATGATTGCTGAGTCTGTAAAGGGATTAATAATATGGTCGCCAAACTCTTGAGACACCATATATTGTATGTCTTGGTCTGTAAGCTCAAGGAATTGATCTACAGATAAGTATATTACTTTTCCGTTTGGTAACTGATATAGCATTGTTTAAAATCCATATTACACTATAAATATATACCTAATATTTTACTTGTGTTAATTAAGATTATAAATTCTTGTACTATATAGCTAATACAATAAAAAGGGGACATAAGCCCCCTTGTTATTTTTGTTAGGAAAAGCATATCCAGAGATATACTGCATTAAATTTCCTTAATTACTTCTAGTTCATCAGCTTGCACAAAAGAAGTATCTATCTTATCATTACCACTAGCATCTACACTAGTATATTGAATGTGGTAATTGTTATAATCATGATAACCTCTGAATTCTTTTACAGTTACAACAACATTTCCGTTCTCATCACCATATTTGGCTCTAATAGCATCTTTGTTGCAACTATAACCCAAATTATTGACACTGATTTTACAAAGAGTACCTGTTGGAATAATATCAGGTAGTTTATCACCAAGCATTAACTTAAAAAATCTATTTATTGCATTATTACTTTGACACAGCATAGGAACTAGTAATTTTACAAACTCTTCTGCGTTAGGATCTTTAATAATCTTGGTTAATGCTTTTGCTATATCAGTTTCATCATATGTTACACTTATTCTCATGTGTTTAATCTTTTGTAGTCTCTAATTTTAGCTAACAAAGATTCATTAAATGTTGTGAACCATTGTTGACCACCAATTCTATTACCAATTATAGGTATTTCATCTGTTTCAGGATGTGTAGTTTTAGCACCTGTTTGTACTAATTCTCCTTCTTGATCAATGATATCAGCACTAAAGTCAAACCCTAGTGCTGAATCAATTACATTATCTTTCATCATAATCCAATTAAATTAGCTAGTGCAGAAAGTTCTTTTGAATGATTAATCTTTCTTTCAAAAATAATTACACACACTATGACTTCATTAACATGTTTACACTTTGCAACAATCTCTTCATAAGATTTAGATAGATTACTATGATTCTTAAAACTAGCTAATGTAAGCTCAATCAATTCATCTCTTCTTTCATCTGTAATACCAAAATTAGTATACAAGTTGTCTGTGCTATCTTCAATAATAGCTACCTTCAATTCATTAGAAGGCTTTAATTCTTTTTTTCTCTTGAATAGTTTTCCTAACATAATTCTAAGTTTTAAATAAATAAATAAACAAATGCTGTCTGTTCCAGCTGTCTTAGAAGTGCAGACAGGATTCGAACCTGTAACCAGTTTTAACAACTAGTAAGTTACCTCTGTATTTCTACATTCAACTGCTGTATACCAATTCCGCCACTGCACTATAATATACCCTGTCACTCCAAGTATGTGAATGTTAGATTTTACTTCCTTTCTACCTATGGCTAAGGCATCTACACTGAAGACTATAGATAACATCTCTCTACAAACAACTCCATCTTGGTATAGATTCTAACAATGTGACTAATATTCACCTTTAATACCTATTATACTGAGGATTGCTATTTGTTTGCTTCAAGCAGGGTAATATTTTACTTACAATTAGCACAAATTACTGGTACACCCGCAGGCTTACCATTCTTTGGCATTGTCATAAGTTTTGCTTCATCTTCTTGAAGATAAACTTTTTCTCCTGGTTCTAAGTGTGCTCCACATACTGCACATGTTTTACCAAGATTTTTAAATCCATTTGCAATATCATTAGCAAGAGTTTTATGTACATGTGCCATTACTCTTCAGTTTCAGAATTAAACTTAGATTCAATTACACGCTCAATCATACTAACATGATATATAGCATCAAGTGCAGTGATTTTACCTGTTGTAACTTCAACTTGAATTAAATCATTAACAGATGTATCAACTAATTCTTTAACTAAATTAAATAAAGCTTCATTCTTTTTTTGTGCTACTTCAGCTTTTTGGAACAATTGTTCATTTCCATGATGCAACTTGAAATTCTTTGCACATAAGCTATCATAAGCTTCTCTAAGTTCTTCAAATGCTTGTTTATAGTAAGCAGCATTTTTTACTGTTTTTTTAGGTACTGTTGTAACCACTTTTTTAGGTCTACCTACTTTTCTCTTTTCCATATGTCTGGTTTTTATAAATTACAAAATTTCTGATATTACTATGTAAACTACTAGTAATATTGCTACTGCTACAAATATAACTGCAGCACATCTGATTGGTCTCATTGATCTTTCATAGTTAATTTCATTATCAATGTGCATAATCTCAACCATAAGATCATTCTTATACATTTCTGCAGTCATAGGATCTGCTCCTATATCATGAACCATACTTAAATCAATCTTTCTCAGCTTCTTTTTCTCTTCTAGAGCTATAATCTTTTTTCTAAACATTTAACATAATTTAACAATTAGTAATTTCTTGTTTAACTTCTTCCCAATATTCATATTCTAAAGTTAATTGATTTAAAACATCTAATATCTCATCAACTACTATTAATGCACATTTTTTTCCAGCTTCATATCCTATTTCACAGGTAGTATATTTTGCACCTGCATATTCTTGATATTGATAGGTTTGTTTACGCATTTTATAAAACAATTCTTTTGCTTTTTCTTTTGGTGTCATAATTATAATAATTTAAGCAAGAAAAGCTCCAATCGGGAGCCTTTCTATATATCCATTAGGATACTGTACATCATAAGTATAATCAAAGAACACTTTAATAATCTTAACCACTTCAATTCTCTTAGTAATACTAAATGAAGGTGTGATAGCTATATACTGTCCTTCTTGCATACTAGTTATATCTATGTGATTTTCTCATCTGTCTTTGATTGTATTTCTGTGCCTTAGCATAGTTACAACCGTGTGATGTAGTTCCACAAGATGACATAAATAATGCCATAATAAACACAACAATCATTGTGTATAAATAGTACATACCTACTGATGCACCGCGTGTTTGATCTGAATTTCTCATTTCTTTTGATTTAAAATAGATTGCCCATAGACTAATGCCATAAGCAATCCCGTGATTAATAATGTGTCCATTACTTTCTAAATAAAGGATAACGGAGATTTATAACAAATATCATAGATGATAGTAGTAAGCCTACTATTGAGAACACATAAGCCTCAAAAGTCTCAGCTACAATAAGTTCAAATGTACATACAGCACACATGATAGTAATTAATAGATTAAATACATGATTCATAGTTCATAGTTTTAAGTAGTTTATTTATTTGTACATATATCCCCAATAGTGAGCTTTATTGTAGTTAAATTTAGGAACATTATAATTTTGCCAAGTTAATTCTTCTTCAACTTCTTCTGTATATAGTAAATCAAATTCTTTTGCAATCCATATTAAATAATGTATGTATTCATGACTTCTTTCATTAAGCATTTCTTCAATTGTAATGCCTTTAAATTTACCAAACTTGAATGAGCTTTGCATACCTAGTATTGGTTTCTTTTTTATTTCTTTATTCATAAGATATAGTTTTAAGAGATTAATAATTTATATTTAGGGCTAATGCCTTATTCCGGAAGATGGCTTTATGTTACTCTTATAGGATATAACACTAATGATAAGACTAATAGTAATAGTAATACTAACAGTAGTGTATATAGACATAGTATTAGCTATATACTAATAAGTATATAAGCATATTAACTAAATCTGTTACTGAGGCTAATGGCATAGATATGAGGATAGTTTTTCACTCAATCATCCTGTAACCCTTATGTACACTGCATTTCCGTAAACTTCACTACAGTCTTAGCAAGCATTAAACAGATGTTGTAAGCATCTATTTACATACTATGATTATACTTTAAACATACTCCTTATATACTGTTTATTTGTAAACATTTGCTACATACAACAGCAAATGTACCCTAAACACCCATATTTTTAAACTAGCACATTTTGTAACTAACTGATTATCAGAACAAAAGTGCGGTTGCTCCACCGTGTGGAGACAAAATATTTGCTATGGACAACAGTATGTGTATTCTTGAGAACAATAATAGTTTAAAGTTGTATGAGGATGCCGCAGGCTATCAAAAAAAACAACACACTCCGTAGAGTGTGTGTTAATCTTAAACAGTAATGTTGCTGAACAAGTGTGCAAAATCTGCTACTGTAGCAATCTTAGCATCTGTACCGTTCAACAATGTGATCCAAACAGTGTCTCCATCTGCTTGTAACTCAGCTTGGTAAGTAGCACCAACAGTCAAACCGTTCTGTACACTTTTCTCCCAAACTTTAGCAAACCAAACTGTACCGTTAATGTCAACAGTGCAAGTACGGAACTTAGTACCGTTAGTGTTTTCCTTTACTGCATTACCTACAGTTTTTAATACGCAAGATGTTTTTTGAGTTTCCATAATAATTTGTTTTAATGGATTAATAAATATAAATATCCAAAACAGTATAAAGCTGTATAAGAGAGGCTGCCGAAGGCTACTATGGAAAAAAAAGAGGAACTTAATCCTCTTTGTCTTCATCATACTCAAATGTACCTGTTTCAATGTACTCTAATATCTCTGCTTTAAAAGCAAAGTCTACTACCTTACCATCCTCAAAGAATAGAGCATAAGTTTGTCTACCTTCTACTTTGTCTTGTGGTACAATAGTTCCTGATACTAAGTACCAAATAAAAATAATTGTTTTCATATTATATAGTTTAAAATTTAATAATAGTATAATGCTGTATTTGCCGTAGGCTATAATGGATAATAAAAGAGGATGTTAATCCTCTAATAGTATCATCTTGTTCTTGTGCTTAACCTGCCACTCTAGTGCAAGGCTATTGCGGTAATCCTTAATGTCTTTAGGATCTAATTCTTTTAAAGCAACAAGCACCTTATGGTCTACCTTTGTTTTGAGAAGTATCATAATACCTTCAATTTCTTCAATCATGTTCTGTACAATCATATCACTATAGTTTAATTAATACTAAGAATAGTATGAAGCTGTAGAGAATAAGATGCCGTAGGCAAGAATGTTTCTCCTGGTAAATAAAACACCAAACATATTCTGGTATGCAAATCCTCTCTGTAAAACAATGGGGGGTACCCAGTCCCTGGGTTGGGGGTGGGGTGTGTTCTATAGGGACCCACCTCTAGCCCTCATATACTATAGTTCTATTTACCCTTCACAATCCCTAACATACTATAATCCCATATCCCGTAATTCCCCATCTAGCCATACCCCTGGGGCACATGAACTTAGATAATAGACCGGGGATAATCTGTAACAAATTTATGCTATATTTGTCACAAACTTATACTATATTTGTGACATAATTATTTAGTATGATAGTAACACCAGAACTTAATGTTATATCTATAGAAGAAGAGCTAGCCTTGTTAGAGTCTCTGGCACAAGCTGAAAAAGATAGTAAGTTATCTAATGATAGAACTCTAGTAAGATATGGTAATTCTATTTATAGTAATGAGAAGTTAGATCCTATTCCTGAGTATCTACTAGATCTATGTTATAGGTTGATAGATAAAAAAATACTAGATGCTTTACCAGAAGATATAACAGTTAACACTTATTATCCAGGAAACAAGATGGTTCCGCATATAGATAATGTAGATGCTGGACCTGTAATAACTGTGCTTAGTTTGTTATCAGATGCAAAACTTATTTTGACATATGGAACAAAAAGAGAAGTTATAACTTTACCAGCAAGATCTATTATACAGCTTAAAGGTGTATACAGAACACATTGGAAACACAGCATAGAAAAACTAGAACACAAAAGAATATCAATAGTATTTAGACAATTAGGAAAAAAAATTTAAAATTATTTAGTATGGCACATATAGAACATAACTTCTTTCCTCTTAAAGTATTTGTAAGAAATGAATACATGTATCAACATACTAAAGGTCAAGGAGAATTAACACCGGGGGTAATTATATCAGTAAGATGTATGCCGGGGCAAGCAGCATTATTTCAGGTATTGTTAGAAAATGGTGTACTTAGAGATAAGTTACCAAGTCATGCGTTACTACATGAAGAACAGATGCCGCAACCAGATCTACCATTTCACTACTTACAGATATGGAATTGCTTCTCTTATAACTTTACTCTACTACACTTGTCATATTTGTACGACACTAGGGTAGAAGTCTACATGAAAGATCACAAGTTCTACCCGGGTAGTTATTATGCTACTATCAATTGGGGGTCTAATGATCACAACACAGATCTATCTTTAGCAGAAGATCCATTAGAACATAAGAGTCATCACATCATTTTACTTGACAATGGTCAAATAGCATTACAACCTAACAACAGAATTAAGTGGTCTGAACCTAGCTTTGTAACTAAACCATTTCCTGAAAAACCAGATTACTTAGTTAACAAAGACTACTATAATTGTGAAGGATTTGAAAAATGGAGTACAGAAGATTCAGAAAGAATGTTCTATGACAATGAATAATTTAAGGGTATAACCATAAAATAAAACTATATTAACCTGATAAATTAAATATTTTACTTATCTTTGTAAGGTTAAAACCTTAATATATGATATATTTAATTTCACATGAATATCAGTTTGTAAAAATTGGTTACACAAAAAATATAAATAAAAGACTTAAACAATTACAAACTTCAAGTCCTGTTAAATTAGAAGTACTTCATCTTATAGATGGAAATGTAACTTTAGAAAAAGAATTACATCTTTTATTTAAAGATTTAAGAACTAGTGGTGAATGGTTTAAGTTTGACAATTCAATACTAGAATACTTTATAGATAAAGAATGTTTACTATGGCAATATGGTTTTACATCAGAAGAAAAAATTCCTATTACAGGATTAATAAAACATGAAAGACTTAATTGTAATATGTCACTCAATACACTTAGTGAAATGTATGGTTGTAGTACTCAATCTATGCATGAAATAGAAAGAAGAGAAATGCAAGGTTCATTAACTATTGGTATATTATATAAAATTGCTAGATTGTTTAATAAAAAATTTGAATATAGATTTGTTTAGGTATAACCTTAAATAAAATTTACAATATAGTACTATTATGTAAAGTATATTTGGTATAATATGTAAAGTATAGCATGCATTTGTAAGTTATATTTGGTGTTATGCATATTATAATATATATTTGTAGTATAAGACGGGAGACAAGCTAATAGGATAAAACCGTTAGGATGTCCATTTCAAGTTCTCCCTGAAGACAGTAAAAATAACTGGCTCACAAGACAACTTAACATTGTGAAGGAGGGAATGCAGGATGGTTAAGCATCCGTGGCATCGGGTAGACTACTGGAGAGATAAGTCTATAGCAGAGGAAGGCAGGTGGGAGCCTCTGTTTTATACCATATTGGGGATATAGATCATCTAATATGTAGTGTTTTTGAAAAGTAGTTACCTTTAAAGGTATAAATATTATGAAAAAAGTATTATTATTAGCATTAACAATTTCCTTAACTGGATGTAAGAAGGAAGAGTACACATTACCATGTACTTGTAAGGCAATGTATCTATGGGAGAGAAGGTACAAGGACTCTATTGATGTTCAAAGTGATCCAGGTTGGTGGAATGGTGATGGGTATGACAACACAAGACCTAGGTATGTTTATACATATCATTGGGACACTGTATCAAGTCCTATATATGACAACACGGCAGACTATCCATTCTACTGTAAAGATACTTTCCCATTGGGATATTGGATAGACACTGTAAATGAATTTAATATTTATAGCTATAGTAGACAAAGATTATTTTGTATAGATTAATACCTACCACGCTTCTGGGTTGGGGTGTCACCCAGCCGAGCGTACCAGGGTAGGTCTTTTGCAAGACCTGTGTATTTCATTACATAGGCTCAGTACCATGCATGCATCCCGTAAGATCTGCTGCTTGGTCTCTCCGTTATTGGGAAAGCAGAAATGTATAACCACTAACACACCCAGGTAAGTCTCTCTGATCAAGAATTGCTGCCTGGGTTTTTTATATCATAAATAATTTATATATTTGTATTGATGAAAATTTTTGCTACGGTTAGGTAAGAAAGATCCTTAGAAAATATTCTAGGGATTTTTGTTTGTAAATAAAAAAAGTTTATATTTGTATAAAATAAGGTACAGTGGCTGAGTGGTCTAAAGCAACAGTCTGCAAAACTGTAAAGCCATAGGTTCGAATCCTATCTGTACCTCAAACTAAAAACCAAATAAGTATGTCAGAAAAAACAACAATTCTAGCTATCCATATCCATAAGGATCAAGGAGTAGAAATTGAAGTAGCCTTAGAGAAAGGTGAAATGAATGCAATCACTTTGATTGGAATTCTAGAGCAAATTAAGTTTGATATGTTAAAAGATCAAATGTTTAAAAACATTGAGAAGAAAGAAGCTCAATATGATGCCTAAGTTTATGCCAAAGTTCTATAGAAAAAAACCTGTAGTCATTCAAGCAAAACAATGGACAGGTGACAACTTAACTGAGATGTTAGGTTTTTGTGAAAGATGCTTTAGCAAAGGTGAGGTAAACAATTTAGTTGTTGTAACTCTAGAAGGGGATATGACAGCTACAGTAGGAGATTATATTATCAGAGGTGTTAAGGGTGAGTTTTATCCTTGCCGGGAAGATATATTTAAATTAACATATGAAACAGTTGTATAATGGAAGAGAACACAAATGTAAATGAAGCTGCAGAAGAAACAGTAGGCTTTAAAGAAACAAAGATTTTATCTTTTGGTGAGTTATTAGTAGGTATTGAATTCAACCCTTCTAATGATGACAAGGTAGCTAAAGTAAAAAGCCTGATGGCTGAAGTTGCTAATATCATGTTAGAATCATATGAAGAAAACGGAAAATCTCCGATTAAGAGTTTGTTATTTGACCATGCAGTAGGAGAACTAGTAAGTGCACAAATGGCAGCAGTAAAAGTAGTAACATTTAAAAATTAAATTATGTCAGAATTTAAAGTATTAAGAGGCCGTACAATCTTAGTTGATGTACCAGTAAGAAAAGAATCATCTATCCAGTTATCTGAAAAAGATGAAGAACACATTATGCAAGAAACAATTAAGTTGTGGAACAAGTTGAATGTGTATGCAGTAGGAGACAAAGTTGAAGATGTAAAAGTTGGAGATAAAGTGTATGTCCGTACATCTGCATTAAACTTAGAAACAGTTGAAAGACTAGAAGTTGGTGGTACAATGAAGTTTGTACTTAGTGAAATGGATGTTGTAATAATTTGGTAATCATGGATACTAATCATGAAGACTTTCCATATGTAATGACAAGTTCAGCAGAACATGATTTGGTATGTAACCAGTACAATGAAAGAAAAGGTATTGCAGAAAATCCTACAAGACCTAATCATTATGGTGGAGCTGGTAATGTATATGAAGTGTTTAACGTACTGGAAGCGTGGGGTTTAGATAAAGACTTCTATCTTGGTAATGTAATTAAGTATGTAGCTAGAGCTGGTAAAAAAAATAAATCTAAAGAAAAAGAAGATTTAGAAAAAGCTTTAGTATATTTACAAAAAAGAATTGACTCACTATGATAATTATTAAAGCAATAGGATGGTTTATAGCAGTGATACTAGTAATTACTCTTTGGGCAGCTTCAATAAGTTTAACTAAGCCTGTCTATAATCCACAAAAACATATGTGGGAAGAAGATTCAGAAGCAAGATTTATGAGCAATGTTGCTATAGCTTTAATCATCATTGTTGCTTTTACAGTTGGTTATCTATGTGCATAAAAGTATTCTAGTATTTGTTACCTCATTCAGCTAGAAAATTTAATCCTCAGTTTACAGGCTGAGGATTTTTTTATTTCAAATATTTTTTGTATATTATACTGTATACAAAAACATTAGCAATGGATATTTTAAATTTTATTTCTTGGATAAAGGGTGGCAGAGTTGTTACTTCAGTTGATCCTACACAAACATTATTACCTGTTGGGTTAAAAGATAACCGTAGAGATGATGGTTATTTAGCTGGAGCAATTACAGTTGAAGACTTTGCAGCACAACTTAGTCCGTATAAAGTATATACAGCTATATTAAGTCAATCAGGAACAAGTAATCCATCAGATACTATATTAATGAATACTATTGATGTAAATTTATCTTGGGAATATTTATCAACTGGACAATATAGATTATCATTACCATCTTTTCCAAGTAATGGTCCTTTTATTGTTGGTAAAACATTTGTATTTATTGGAAGTGGTAAAAATAATAATGTTCCCTTGTACGCAAATAATAATACAGCTATGGGGGTTCTTCAAAATAATGCTATAATTGTTAGAAATTTTGATACTTCATTTGTACAACAAGATAATTTTGAAAATGTATCAATAGAAATAAGAGTTTACTCATAACAAATAATAAACAAATAAAATCATGGATATTTTAAATTTTATTAGTTGGATCAAAGGAGGTAGACAAGTTACTACTGTTGATCCATCTAAAACTCTTTTACCAGTAGGTCTTAAAGACAATAGAAGAGATGATAGTTACTTAACTGGAGCAATCACTGTTCAAGATTTTGCAAATCAATTTGGTCCAGGACCAGCAGGACCTGCAGGACCAATAGGTTTAACAGGTGCTACAGGCGCAAATGGTTTACCTGGACCAGTAGGACCAGCTGGATTAACATGGCAAGGTGCATGGGTATCAGGTAATTCTTATGTTGCAGATGATGCAGTAGGTTTTGGCGGAGCTTCTTACTTTTGTATTAATCCAACATCAGGTACAACTAATCCAAGTTTAGATACAGCAAATTGGGCATTATTAGCTTCTCAAGGAGCAATAGGACCACAAGGAGTTCAAGGAGTACCCGGACCTAATATTTCAGGATTTAAAGCTATTGGTGCAATTCCAGAAGGATCTGTTGTAACAGGAGGTATTGCATTAACACCATATATTTCAGGAAGTATTTTAGTTCCTGCAAACACACTTGCTACAAACAGTGTTCTTCAAACATCATGGGGTGTATATCGTACAGGTTCAGATGTAGTTCAATCTCAAATTTGGGTTAATACTTCTAATTCATTAGTAGGTGCTACAAGAATTGCTACTGGTGCTAATCAATCAGCAGATGGAGGATGGTTTAGAAATGAAAGAGATTTTCAAAAAGTTGGTAATAAAATATATGGTTATAATTTTCTTCAGCAAAATGCAAATGATATTACATTTACAAGTAACATTAGAAATGAAGTAACAATTAATCCTACTGTAGATTTATATATTATTTTTGCTGTATTATTAGGAACACCTGCTGAACAAGCAACAATTAATAGAGTACGTATAACAGAACATTCATAATTTAAATTAAAGATATGTTAAACAATTTAACTAACTATCCTGATCTAATTAGATTAAAAGCTATTGTGGATGTACCACAAGACACTGATTTAATTACATTAGGTGTAAGAAATCCAAACTATGATGGTAATTATAGACCAGCATTAAACACATACCGTGATTTTGCAGATTCTATTTTAGCACAAGTTGTACCAGGTGTTGCAGATGTAAATGCTGCATACACACTATATGTAGATTTAGTATATGGTAATAATGCTACTGCAGAAGTTGGTTCATTAGTTAATACTTATAAAACTATTGCTGCTGCTACAGCTGCTGCTGTTGCATTAGGATCAAGTATTCCAATCATAATTCATTTGAGACCAGGTCAATATAATGAAGGTATTGTATTTAGAGATAGAATTTATTATTATGCAGAAAATGGTGTAGTATTTTATACATCTGGAGCAAGTGATTCTGTTTCTGATCAACAAGCAGTATCTGGATTATTTGGATATGCTCAGTTTACAGGATCGGCATCTATTACTTTAAACTATGGTTGTAATTTAACAATTGAATTTGATAAAACAGATAATGCAACAACTAATGGATTTTTTCAAATTGTAAACGGAAATGCATTATACTTTCCTAAAATTAATATTAGTTGTAATAGTTTAAAAACAACAGCAGCTAATGCAAATGGTTGCCGTATTAGAGGACAAGTAGATATTAACTTAAATGTTAAAGAATTTATTAGATCCCCTTATAGTGTAATTGATGTAAGAGGTCAAGGATCTGTTACAGGATATACTGGAAAATCAAATATTACATGTCCTACAATAGTTATAGAAGAAGGTGGTCAATTTGGTAACAATGCTTCTTATAAGCAATGTTTAGTTACTTATGCAGTAGCAGCAACTTCTATAATTACTATTAATGGTAACTTATATAATGAAGTAACTACGGCTACTTTTTTAGGATCTAATAGTGGATGTATTTCTGATTGGACAACATCTAATGGGTACACATTAAGACTTAATGGTAATATTTATGCAGGAACTCAAAGAGCAATATTAAACAATAGTGGTTCTAAACAATTTGTTGAAGGAAATATTAGTACTACTTCTATTGTTGCATCTGTTAGTGCAGGTAGTACACAGATTAAAAATTCTACAATTGTAAGAGGAGATAGTACAGATGCTAATGCAATTATTGGAGTAGGTGCTGCAAATTTATATTTAAATAGTTGTACTATTTATAATGGAGATGCTGCAGGTGGATTTAATACAATTAGTTTAATTTCAGCTTCATCAAGAGTTTATGCTAATAATGTAGTTGGTCAACATGCTAATGCATCAGATTTCTTTATGTCAGGTGTTGCAGGTTCAAGTGCAGGTATGATTAATGTACAAGCTACAAGAGCAAATAACTCTATCACAAGTTTATATACAGCAACAGGATTTACTC